TCGTATGAGTATTGTGAACTACCGAAACTTATGCTTACATTATTTTGAGGTGTTTGTGCTGCCCAACTAATTAATGTAGCGTCATAATTAGATGTAGACATCCCAGCACTCAATAATAAACCTTGTAAACCCCACGATGGAATGTTTTCTATATTCCACCCAGCTAAAGAATAGTCAAAAGATGCTACTCCCCTAAGAGCCCCAACCATTGTAGTAATATTACTTGTATCCCAGTTACCAATAGGCTGATTAAAATTTTTATTATCATAAAACATATAGTTAAGTGATACAGTACCACTAATATCCCATTGGTCTATTTGAGAATTAAATCCAACCTTCTGATAACTAGCATAAGCCATGTATGCAAAATTTGAAACATTACTAACATCCCAATTATTTAGGTTTACTTCAAGTGGAACATCAACAAAAGTATTAGCCATGCTAGTTACACTAGATAAATCTGGAGAATCAGATGCTGACATTTTGCTTAAATTTTCACAACCTTTAAAAGCAGCCTCCATACTAGTCCAAATACAAACACCCCAATTTTTAATATCCAATAACTTTAATCTATCTCCCGTACCATTAAATAATATTCTACCACTTACAGCCTTAACTTTTACATCATAAGTACCTGCTGAAGCATACGTGTGAGTTTGAGAATCAGTAACATTTTCTTCTTTGGTTCCGTCTCCCCAATCTATATCATAGGTACCTATCCAAGGCAATGTAAATTGATTATCCAGAGACGTACCAGTATTGTCTGTTTTAACAGAAATTATAAAATCAGACTTAATAAAAGAGGCCTCAATAGCTCCCAAGTATGCAACTGATAATTCTAAATCTCCAAGATATCCTTTGTTTATATCTATGTTTGCTATTTTTAATGCCATAATTTTATGCGTCTGTGATTATATAAAAAGTTCCTGACACAGGTGTTCCTGCATCATACTGAGCCTGAGTTAATGATACTACTTTTGAGACAATAGTGCTGCCCTCTGGCTCCTCACTTGTGTCTGTACCATTTGACATTACTACCATTTTTCCTCCTACAGATAAGTAAGTTTTTTGAGATTGCGTATCATAAAATGTAGACCCTTCTGTTAGAGTCTTCATTTCATTTGTTTTTCCGTAATACTGATTCTGCGTTTGTTTCATAATTTTTTAATTCAATTAGTTGTTTGTATTTGTTTTTTTAGCCTGATCTTTTTTTATAGCTATTTCTTTATCTCTTCGAGACATTAGATCATTGTGTTTTGACATATCATTCGACAAAGCTTCTTTCTTTATTCCTAGTTCAGCTTCAAACTTTTCAAACTCTTCACTATCAGCTTCAGCGGAGATAACCCCTCTTTCTTCTTGATCTATTCTAAGCCTATCGGTCTCTGCTTTAAGTTCAGCAATGTATCTTTGAGTCTCGTCAGTTCTGTTAAACTTTTCTAAGTCTATTCTTTTCTGAGCATCATCCATTGCCATGGCTTGAGCTCTGTCAGCTTCCATTTGCTTGTTCTGTGCTTCAGCTTGTTGAGATTGATTCTCTTTCATTTGCTGCTCATCCTTCTGAATAAGTCGCTGTATTTCTCTTACTGATGGTGAATTGAATATCTTGATAGCTGTAGAGAAAGATAACATTTGGTTTTGTAATCCCATTTGTACCATTCCTTCCAATCTCTGCTCCATTCTGTTAATCTCGTCATCATTAGAAACCATTAAGCCATACTCTTCTTCTGCAAACTTATCTCCATCTATATCTGCTAATTGACGAGTCATATCGTCAGCAATATAAGAGAATCTAAGTGTCTGACCCTTTAGTGCAATCTTGGCAGTCTCCAGTAATATCTGAAAACATCTTTTCTTGCAGTAGTCATGCATAGTGAATATTTCTTCTGTAATATGATTGGACTGGCTAACTGCTCTTTCTACACCGCCAACAGTCTCCCTATTCTCGACTTGTCCTAGACGCTGTCTAGAAACACCAGTTATTTCGTCCATTTGAGCTTTTGCAAACTCCATCATTTGTATGTGTGTCTGTATGAAGTCACCTACCTTTTGCTCTAGTACTCTACCTGTTGTATTTCCTACTGAGCCGGCAAGCCTTCCTTTGGCCATACCTTTTTGTCCTTCTTTAAAACTATCTACTACAGAAATACCAGACTTTCGTGCAAAGTATAACCACTTGCTTACTGACCATCCAGTAGGAACCTTTGCTAAGTCTAACTCAACAATTGATCCCATGTATTTAGATAATGCTTCATTTACTCTGTGCCAAGAAATATCGTAAAGATATTGGAATGGCTTAGCTCTGTCAACCAAAGTTACTGACTCTTCATCAGATGTATTGTATACTTGACCAATGATTCCACACGAATTAAAACTTGGTTGGTCCATTCTGTTGTACTGTATCTCTCTTGGCTTAATCTGCAAATAAGTATCTTCACCTATTTTAACACCTTTCCACCATTGTGGAACCCAAAGTGTTTTGGCTACTTCACCCATTTCTTTATTTATTATGTAATCTTCAGATCTGAATTTAGTTTGCTTTTTACCAAGCTCATCAAAGTATTCAACCTTGATTATTTTCTTCATAGATCTCCAGAACATTCTAAGAACTCTTATGTTTCCCTGCCCGTCAGTATATGCATTTCTACCTTGAGAATCTGGAGATGAAAACACCCCGGTAGACTCTATATAAGCATCCATACTTTCTTCTTGTAGCATCTTCATTCCGTGAATATCATCTACTGCTAGACTTACTCCATCAGAATCTGTCGTACTACCTGTGAATTCTTGATCATCTAATTTCTTAGTCTCAATTTCTGATAGATCATTGTAGAATGTATCCTGTATTTTTCCTGGACTCCAGAAATCATCTAGTACGATAACATCTGAGTCTTCTATTTTGTTAGAGTTACCACCACGAAGCGTGTGTACCTTCAATGGATTAAGTCTCTCGAATGTTACTGCTCCATTCACAATGTCAAACATGTAAACTTCTTCTCCCATTATCAAGGCATCTTTGAAACCTTGCTGGAAAATTATTTTCATATTCAACTTAGAGATATAGTGCTTCATCAATAGGTTAGCTCTCTTCTCTCTAATGTCTTGGTAGTCAAAGTTTATGTAGTCAGCATACTTTGCTAACTCTTGCTCTAAGTCTTCGTCAGAAACTTCTGACTGAAGCATTTCCATTAATCTTTGATCAACTAATTTTTTTGTGTCTTCTTTTATTTTAGACAGTGTGTCTGGGTTTATAATACTAACACTCCAGTCAAACTTTCTTCTTTTCTCTTCCCCCACCAATACATTAACTCTAGGAGTAACGATTGGGTAGTGTTGAATAGCATCGGGCACATGGTACTTTTCCATTCCACCAGGATTAAGAATTAACTTCATGTCTTTGACGTCAACCTTACCGTTGTATAGGTTTAAATTTATACGCTTGTGCTTGATCTTTCTTCTAATGTTACTGTTATTCAAATAACTATTCTGGTCAGCCCAGTCTAAATGATCTCTTCTCCATGCTTTACCCTTTTTATTGTAGGGAAGCTTTTGAGCAGGAAAGTTCTTATTGTCTGTCATGTTTATATTTTATTATTTCAAATTTACGAAATTATTTGTATTTTTTTATCTATATATTATAGCTAAAATCCAAGATCTGGATATTCAGGCTCATTGCCCATTTTCTGCATAGCTTTCTGCCAGTTTTGATCTAAGAATGGATCATCATGGAAGTAAGTGTTTGTATCTACTTCTCCTTGATCTTCAAACTTACTTGTGTACTTAGCTCTATCCTCTCTAAGTATCATTACCATGTCCATGGCAGAAACCCTATCCGTGTTTATGTCAGGATTCCAGGCTATACATTCTCTTACGTAACCTATACTTCTAATCCTTCTCAAGTTAGGTATCTTCATCTCTACAGTTTTACCTGTATCACTATCATATCTCTCTTGCTCGTAAGGAGTAAGCATCCATGTTCTCTGCAGTGTCTTACCTAGCTTAATAACATCAGCTGTAGTTCTAGTACCTTTTGCTCTGTTACCAAACAAGTTAGACTTAACAATGTCCATATCTCTAAGAATCTCTGGACTGTCTGCTAACAAGTGCAGTGCGTGGTTGTTGCTAAAGTAAGAGAACAATCCTTTAAGGTTATTCTCGTAGTTAGCCTGAGCATTATAGAATGAAAGCAATCTTATACATGTCTCATAAAACTCATTAGCGAGTTGTGGCCGGCCAGTATATTCTGCAACTATGTTGTCTGTCCATAAGTCAAACACCATTATTGACGCAAGTGATCCACCAATGGTGTAATCATTATCAATAGGGTCAATCCCGGCAATATATCTATGACTAAACACATTACCATCTCTATCCCTGTTTGGCATTTCAAAAATCTCCACAGCTCCATCAGATGATGAACCTCCTTTAACTTTGTAAGGAAACTCACGTATTGGTTTAGCATCAGGTGTGTTACGCCACTTAGCAATTCCGTCATCACCATACACTATAGTTCCCTGATAGTGGCTTGATAAGAATGAATCTATTTCTGGTGCAATATCTTCTAAGTAATCTCTTAGGTCTGCAACAGGAAATGCAACACCCTCTGTACGCATTATAGCTTCCTGAGGAGTAATTGGTTCTTCTGCTTTTGTTTGTACAATTGTATTTACATCAGATGAGCCATACTTTACTTTAGTTCTCTTTTTGTTTATTTCTATAAGTGCACCAATAACATCACTGTTACCATTCTTATCCATCTTACCTCTATAGTTGAGGTATGTTCCAAAGAAAAATGCACAATTGTTTTTTCCGTTTGTGTTCTTGTCAAATACGTTAGGTATAGAGTGTATGTTATAACCTGCTGAGTTATAGAAGATTTCTTCTAATCCTTCAAAGGCTCCACCTTCAACACCCCCGGTACCACCAGCCATCATAAATCCAAATGCAAATCCAGACTCTTCTACTGATGGTTGTGCAATTTTCCATGCGGTTAGGAAGTCATCAAACTTACCTGCTTCTTCCCACAAAACTAAAGATCCCCTTTTTCCACGTGCTTTCTGTGCATCATTTTTAAGTGTAACACCCATCACTTCGTTTAGTACACCTTTCTCTGTACCAGTCTTATTGTCCTTGAACCCCATTCTCCAGTGCATATCATTCAAGGAATCCTTAAGTGATCTTGTCTTTGGCCATGGAGTATGTGTTGCATTCCAATCAATTACACCAACAAACTTATTTAGTACACCATCCTTTATCAGGTATTCTTTTTCATTTGCAATTGCAAAAGACTTTACTTTTTCTTTAGCTTTTTCAGAATCACCTAACACAAAGTTTCTTGCCAACATGTTGCTAGCTTTTACTGAGTACCCACAACCCCTTCTTTTTAAGTTTGCACCGTGCATACCTAAAGCTCTACATTGTTCTACATAGTGAAAGAACCAGTAATCTGCATCGTATACATATGCAAAACCCTCTAGCCTATCAGCTTTCTTTGTACCCTTTATAATTTCTGCTCTAAGTAGTGGTGCATAGTTTAACTGAAAATAATAATTCCCAGGTATCCACTCTCCATCACTTGGCCTAACCATTCCTTCTCTACATCTTCTAGCTTCTTCAGCCCAGTATCTGTAATAGGTAGAGTTAGGATTCTTGTTAGGATATATCTTTGTGTAGCAACCATGCTTTTCAAAATGTATTGCTGCTGGCCTAAAGAAATCCATATCCTCTAATATATGAGGGTTCGTTAAATCTACAACTATTCTGCCATTAGGATCCAACTTTCTAGGAACAATGTCTGGGTCATCAGATGTTTCCGGAACTAATGGGTTATCCCACCTAGGTAAATCCTTAGCAAATTTACGCTTAGGATCAGATAGGTTCTGTATAAACATGATAGAATCTATGCTGTCAAGTAAAGATTCTTTCTCTTCTCTTGGCATAGAGTCTAGCAATTCTTCCGTAATAGGAGTTTGTAGATTATTAAACTTTCTCATTACATTCCTAAATCAAACATGCTGATATCTTTCGTACCAGACTGAGCCTTCATGGCTTTTTCTTTTACAACTTCTTTTTCTATTTCATTTATAGCTCTGATTAGCTTTGGTATTTTTTCTACTGATCCTGTGATCTTACCTATGTCGTGTATAGGCTTCTTTCTCTCATCTCTTTCGTTGAGGTCTACATCATCTAAGAATGTAGATATCTTTTGCAGGACTAGTCTAGTACTCTGTAGCAACCTAGTACTTGTAGTCTCTGATAGTTTCTTATAAAGATCTATTGCGTTGACTACGTTCTCAGACCTTGAGTTGAATTTCTCTGGCAACTGCAATGCTTCTTTTATAGCTTGCTCTCTCTCATCTATATCCAGTATGTGCATAAAATCACTTCTCTCGTCTACCATGTAGTAAATGAATGATAGCGTAAGGTTAGCTGAAAGCTTATCTTCTTTCTTGTCTTCATCCCATATCTTCTTGAATGGGGATAGCATTAGTACCTGCGGACTATATACTACTACGTTGTTTACTATTTCAAAAATATTCATTGTTCTCCTAATATTGTGGGTAGCTAAAGGTTAGTCTAGCTACCCTGGTCCCTGCCTAGTAGCGATGCCCGGCAGCGAAGTGTTTCGTTAATAATTCTTCCTATTTCGCAATATACAAAAAAAAAGCCCCACTAGCAAGTGAGGCTATCATCATATGTGTGTGACAAGGTCTATTCTTTGGTATCTAGTATGTATTTAATGTCCCTTTCCCCGACATGTAAATATTCCACTCCGTCTATTGTCTCTACAGGTAAGATGTATTCATAATCTTTATTTACCTTTTGTGCCATGGTGTCACTAAGCCTTTTCTTGAAGTTGTCCAAGTTTAGTATAACTTCCATACCTTCAGTTAGTTGACTAACATTAGGACCACATCTTAATACCATTTGCCCTTCAGCAAAATCCATTTCCATATCTGTATCACTACCCTTCCCAAAAGAAGCAGTAGGTAAGTATATGCCATTCTCAATTAACTTATTTCTTCTTGCAGTAAGGAATACTCCTGAGAACATTGGTCTTACCTGGTTAGGAAGAGAAGAAACTTTCTGGGACTGTTCGTAAAGAAATTGCTTTATTTCTCCTTCTTCTTGTATAACCTTGGTAGAGTCTTCTACTAATCCAGCAGTTCCTCTAAGGCTTTTATCTCTTTGATTAAAGAAGTCTTTTATTCCAAGGTCTCTTGCCTCTGTATCCTTCTGTATATCAAGTTGTTTCGTTAAGTCTTTCATTATTTCTTAGGCTTTAATTTTTTTGCACTATCGTCTTTACTATCTTGTTGAACCGTCTCAACAGCTCTTAGTAGATTAGCAATTAGTTCTGAAACCTCCACAAAAGGTCTTTTTGATACGTAGTCAATCATAGCTTGTAATGCTTCTGTCTGTACTATTACTTTTTTTGGTACTTTTTGTTGTTCTGACATTTTTAAATTTTTAAATAATTATTGTTCCTTTTTTTTATTCTTTTTCTTCTGAATCTCGTTATAAAGAAAGTATGATGCGTATAACTTACCTATTGCTGGTATGTTAAAGTTCTTTTTCTTTTTATCGAATTCTTCTCTCGTTAAGCCATCCTCAAATACAATCTCTTTTGATTTCTCCTGAATGAACCTAGTTGGAGTAGATACTATTTCTTTTACCTCTTCAACTGTAAGTCCGTGTTTTTCAGCAATCTTTTTGATTACGGCTTCATGTGCTCTGTTAAATTTCATTACTTTACTTCGAAATTAAAGACCAGCTTGAATCCATTCTCTGTCATATTGGGAATGAGTACGTGGTTTATTTTATTGTCCTTTGTTAATACACCTTTCTTTCGTAACGATGTGAGTAGATTGTTAAATACCTTCTGACTCATGTTGTTTAGCTCTGCCCTTATCTTACCTCTAGTCTCTGTAGAGAACAAGATCATATCAACCATGTCCAAGTTAGGTATCTCTCTAGATAACTCGTATCTGTAGTAGAGCATTAAGCTTAAAGCTTCTATCTCCTTGTTACGTAACTTATGGTAGGGCTTAAGAAATTCCAGCCAATATCTAAATATCGATTTTTTGTCTGTGTGTATTTTCTTTATGTTCATGTCCTGACCTATTGTCATAGTGTTCTATTTTAACTGCTAATTTGTAATTATTCTCTTTGTAGCTTCCAGTGATGCTTGTCTCTATTACGAACAATGATTTTGTTAAGTACTGGTTTACTTCTCTTATCTCCGTATGAAATGCACTAGCCTTCTCTTCTAAGTACTTTACGTCAGAGCTAACTTCGTCAAACTCCTCAACAGTTTTACTATCTCTGTCCTTAAATCTTAAAAATAACTTCATATTACTTCTTTGTTAAAAAGTCCTCACCATATTTTTCTTTATACATGTCAGCCCACTCGGATATATGTGCTTCACCCATTTCTGTGTTACTACATGGTACACAGTAGTCTACGCTTCTTGGCTCAAGTTCATCATCGTTAGAGTCAAACTCTACCGTTTTGATGTTGATACTTAAGCAAGTCTTACAGTAGCATACTGGCTCGTTGTTGTAGTCTTGCCTCTTTACTATTTCACTTAATTTACTCATGTCGTTTATTATTTCTTTGTCGAATACTGGAAAAGGAGCCATTTTGTTATAGCTCTCTCTTCTTTTGATTTCTTCTATTAATTTATTACTATATTTCATATTAATTTATTTTATACTATTGCACAAGACACTGTAAGTAGTGTTCCTGATGCACTCACTGCACTCTCTAGTGCTGTTCTTGTAACCTTGGCCGGATCTATAATTCCTGCTTCAATCATTTCTACGTATTCATCTGTCTTAGCGTTGTATCCGTATCCTTCAGGTCTAGACATTACTCCTTCTAGCTTTACCTCTGGACTAACACCTGCATTATTACATATAGCTTCGAATGGTGCGGTTACTGCGTTCATTACGATTCGCATCCCTCTATCTACATCTGTTAGATTCTGTTCTGACAAAGACACACAATTTTTTGCATTAACTAAGGCAATTCCTCCACCAATTACAACTCCTTCTTCAAGTGCTGCACTTACGGCCTCTTTCGCATCGTCCATACGATCTTTAATCTCTTTCATCTCTACTTCTGATCTTGCACCAACTTCGATTACCACTACTCCTCCACCTAACTTTGCTCTACGCATCAATAGTTGTCCTTTCACATAATCAGTTATTCCTTTCTTACTAAGTCCCTGATCTATAACGTTTAATCTACCCTCAATCTTCTCTTCATTCTTTGCCCCTCCCATAATGATTGTAGACATTTGTTCTACCTTTACAGCATTAGCAGTACCTGCCAATTGTTCAACATACTCTTCCGTTATTTCATCTACTCTATTACTTGGCACCAACTCAGCACCTACAATTGCAGCAATATCTAATCCTAATTCTTTTCTTATGTCACCAAACCCTGGCGTCTTTATTGCACATATTTCGTGTCCACCTCTCATCTTGTTCATTAACAACGTTGACAATGCATTTCCACTAATGTCCTCCGCTATTATAAGTAAAGGCTTACCTCTTTGTATTGCTGGTTGTAACAATGCCATTGCTTGTTCAGTAGTAGATAGCTTACCATCAATTACAAATATCATTGCATTCTGCATTGACACCTCCATCTTATCTGGAGAGGAAGAGAAGTAAGTGGACATCATCCCACGATCAAACTGCAGTCCATCTACTTTGTGTACAGAAGTCTCAAAGCCACTTCCAGCTTCAACACTTACGGCTCCACTATTCCCTACTTGCAAGAATGCATCGGCAACAATGGCTCCTATTTTCTCGTCATTGTTTGCAGAGATAGTTGCTACATGCTTAACCATTGGTGAGTCATGTGACATCTCTATTCTACTAGACATTAACTTCTCGACTATACTTTCACAAGCTAAGTCCATTCCTTTCTTTAATTCTATTGGGTCATAACCTGCAGCTACAAGCTTAAGTCCTTCGTTAAGGATTGCTTGTGTTAACACTGTCGCTGTAGTTGTTCCGTCTCCTGCTAGATCGTTAGATCTTTCTGCTACTCTCTTAACAAGATTAGCACCCATCTCTTCTAGCTTGCTATCTTCTGTTAAGTTAATCTCTTGTGCTACGGTAACGCCATCCTTAGTAACATGAGCATCCTCATTCTCTCTAAAGATGATTACATTACGACCCTTAGGCCCTAGCGTTACTTTTACTGCATCAGCAAGCTTATTGACTCCTGCTTGAAGTCCTTCTGTTGCGTCTCTGTTAAATTTAATCTTTGTCATTGTAGTTATAAGTTATGTCAAGATCTCCTGACGTTGTACTCGTGTTTGTGTTTGTGTTTGTGTATGTGTTCTCTTTTTTTCCGCAGCAGTCTTCGTATTTATTAATACAGCTGCAGCATATTGATTTTGAATTTCTCATAAAGTGCCATTCTGGTTTTATCATACGTCTCCTACTGTCATTGGTGCATTTAATACTGAGACCATGTATATGTTCTTTTCATTTGTTTCTGAGTAAACCATCTCGTTTACTATGAATGACTTAACGCCACCTTCTGTCTGTACGTAAGATGTGCTCTCTAAGAACTCTACTACATCCGGTTTAAGTTTTACTAGTGTCATCATATTATTTAATTGTCTTCCAATATCCTTCTGGACAGTTGGTCTTATATGTTCTTGTCTTAGATGCTAGTGGACATCCACACTTGATGCATTTGTCAGCAGCTGATCTAAATGGGCATGCATTACATACCTCTCTTCTTGCTGCAAATACTTTCTCGTCTTGCTCATCCGACATACCTAACTTATGCTTAAGTAGGTTCTTGTTGCCATCAACTATTGCAGTTAACTGCTTTAGTTTCTTTTTTATATCGTTTATCATATCTCGTATTCTATTTCTTCTAGTTGTATACGCATATCTTTTATGCAGTATATCATTTCTGCTCCAGCTAGCACTCTACCTACTTTCTTGTGTCCGTTTAGCACTACTCTTAGTCTATCTAGACCTCCTTTATCACACAGTAGTACTATGTGGTTATCCTTTCTCAACATAGCATCGTCAAGGATTACTGGAAGTATATCCGTAAATTTACTGCTACTCTTTATCTTTACTATTATCATATTGTTGGGCTGCTCTTAATTCGTTTTCTATTAGCTGAGTAACATGGTTAACAGAATCAGTTACTTGCTCCATTGTGAATTTCTTTGATTGTACTCCATAGGCAACTCTCTCAAATACCATTTGTCTCTCAGCACTAGATAGTGATGATCCTTTGTGTGCAATTAATCCGTAGTGTTGCAATAACAGATCATCTGGGAACCCTAAGATTCTTTCCTTCTGTGGACTTATCATACCCTTTACATATAAGGCTTCTTTCATTCTAGCTATTTGATCTTCTGATAATTGTTCTTCTTTACTCATGTGTTATGTTTTTGTCTACTGTAAATATACAAAAAAATGCAATAGACAAAATAAATACTTATTCTGAGTTATCAACAAAAAAAGTACCATACCTCAAGATAGAGATATGGTACTTTTCAAAAACACACAATAATTTTTATATAAACTAAACAACTAACAACTTTAAAAGCTATTAAGAATAAAATGTAATTTTCCCTACATCAGGTGTTACCCTGATCAGAGAAAAGAATTACTTCTTATCCTATTTTAACCTTCGTATCTTTCTTGAGTCCGTTCACATGACCTACATGGGTAGCTTTACCTGCTCTATTTATCCCACCACTCTTTCTGATACTAAAGGTCTTTTTCGTAATTACCGGGGACAACCTCAGTTGCTATGTTGCAACTTACTAACCCGATGTCTAAGTTCCACCGTTAGGGAAGGAACTGTAATCCATATGGTAAATGGATATTACTTTGTGCAATATACGAATATTAATTCGATATACCTAATTTATATATCACAAAAAAATGATACACTAATTTTACTGGTACTAATAACTTTTTTCTTTGAATGTACTAAATGTTACGCTAACAAAAAAGAAATGAACTTGTAATAAGTATTCTCTAAAGAACTTTTTCTCATCCTCTGAATGTTCATAGTCTGTACTATTAAAATTAAAACCAAGAATTATTCCATAAGTGATCTCAGCTGCAATTGTCTTATTATTCTGGTGGTAGAATAAAGGGAATGCCACTAAACCCACCACTACTACTATACTCATTAATTCTAACATACGCTATCTATTATTTTTTTAAACTCTGCTAAGTTGTCAATATAATTTGAATAAACAACCTTGCCATATTTTTTTATTTCGAACAGGCCCTTCATGAGCATGTCCACTGTAACTTGATTACCAAATCCTATATTCTTGGACATTAACTCATCGTTATCACTCCATTGGAATCCTTGATCTTTTAAATAATCTTTCCACTTAGCCATTATCCAAAGATAAAATATCCAAGTGTTAATCCTATTGCAAAAGATACTAGTGCAGTCTTTATTACTGCCTTGCCTGTCTTTAAGTGTATTTCATCTACCTGTTCTTGTGTTAAAATTTTCATTTTGTTTTGTATTAAATTAATAAAGAATAAATATAAGAAAAAGATCCTCCACTGGAAAGGAAGTGAAGCAAATCTTATCAACTATTATTTTTTAGGAAACTTTTTTTTTATTTTTTTTTTTGGACAGATAGTTGAGTGTGGGATAATATACAACATCATCCCCCCATGAAAAAAAAATTGGGTTATGGGGTATGGCTTTTGTATATAGGGAAAGGCATTTCATATATACAGCAATACCAGAAACTAAAATACAAGATCAGATACAACACTCGCTTCGCTCGTTTAAACCTCATCACATGTACACACATGATTTGGTGTGAAACAAACAACAAAAAAGAATTGGGTGATACAACAAAACAAAACCACTTCGTGGAATCTATCTTATGACCATTATTATATTCTGAGTTGTATATTTATATACCTCGACCTGTAAGGGGGTGTGAAGACTAACGGCCATAACGCTGTTAATGCTTGACACCTACGACAGGATTACACGTGTACGTGAACACTGAAGCTAAAGCTCAGAGATCACCTCTACTAAGCCAATGCGTGGGGCTAGTGTATTGTGAGTGGTCAGCCTGGTGCTACACTCACATGCACTATTATCTATTACTAACTATCACGTGCAGTCCACTGCGTATTGTCTAGAGACGGCG